AAAGAATATGATAAGAATCGGAACACAAGCGTTATAAACAGATAAACCGCCCGGGCATTAAATCCGGGCGGTTTTTGTGAAGTTTGACGTAAAAAAAGAGGTAACCCCCCGCCAAAATAGCAGAGGACCACCTCTTTTTGTACAGATGAAACACCTGTATTACTGATATTATAAGCTATTTAACCTTAAATGTCAAGCGGTACGTTCCGAAATATTACGCACCTGAGGTATCGGTAAAATGCCGACACCCTAAAAAAGATAGCGTAACTGGTTATGCGAACTTTCGGGAACGCTGCAAGCTTGTAAAGAGGGCTTGTCGGCAGGAGCATTGCAAATTTGCAGAAAAATGCAGATTAATAGAAGTATACTGCCGTTAAAAAGCGTATCAGAAAGATTATGATAAGAATCGGAACACAAGCGTTATAAACAGATAAACCGCCGGGGCTTTAAGCCCGGGCGGTTATTTTTATGGAGCTTGTGACGGGACTCGAACCTGCGACCTGCTCATTACGAATGAGAACACAAAAGCCTTATAAATGGCTTTGCTATGCGAAATGTAATTTTTTTGACACCCCCATTTGACACCCCTACTTTTTAACTTATGCTTTCAAGGTACTCGTCCAGCTTGTTGATACTTTTCTTTTTGTATTTTTCATCAAGGTGTGTATATATAGCCATCGTAGTTTTTATATCAGCGTGTCCTGCTTGTTCTTTTGCCGTCAAAACGTCTACCCCTGCGAGGTACATCAAAGTGATGAAAGTGTGCCTGAGCCAGTGCGGAGTAATATGAGGTATCAAGAACGGCTTTTCTATCGGCGCATACTTTGACGGGCATTTTCCGCTTGTCTGCATACAGTCTGCCCAGTTACCGTACTTGATGTTTAAATCGTTAAGATAGCTTTCCCACATACGGCTAAATCCTGTTTCGGTCATCAAAGAGCCTTTGACTGTGGGACACACAAGTCCAATCGGGTTGTGCACAGTGCTTCTAAGGTAGTTGACAAGCTTACCGGGGATATATACTGTTCTTGTCGCCGCATCAGTTTTGCCACCTTCTTTTATGTGCGGCTTGCCTTTTATCATCGACACAGAGCGTTCAACCTTTATAGTATGCGCATCAAGGTCAATATCCTGCCACGTCAGAGCGAGCAGCTCACCTCTGCGCAAGCCCGCATACATCATAATCATAGCGGCTGTCTGTGCTCTGTGCGGGGTATCGGTTATCCAGGACTGCTCCTCTTCGGTCAGAGCTCTACGAGTGGATTTTTCTGCCGTCTTAGGTATCTTTACCGCAGATGCGCAGTTGTAGTCAAGCACTCGATTTTCGATTGCAAGTTGTATAATTTGTTTTGCGACATTTCGGATTTCAACTAAAGTTTGCTTTGCGTATGGCTTTCCAGTTTTTTCAGACGGCTCACCGGCGCAGTCAAGTATTATATCCTGAATGTCTGTAGCTTTCAGCTTAGATATATTAAAATCGTGTATAGGTTCAAGATTTTCAAAACGTTTTGAGTATGCTTCATAGCGTTTAACCGATACTTCTATCTTTTTCAGCTTCAGCCATTTTTCGCCCCAGTAGCCGAAAGTATCACGGTCGGCCGTGAGGTCAAGACCTTTATTCAGTTTTGTTTTCAGCTCCTGTACTTTCTGCTCAAGTTCTTTCGTGTTTGTAGCATACACATACTTATACTGTTTCTTGCCGTTCTTGGTGCCGATGTACACCTTAGACTGCAAGCGCCCGTCATCACGGGCTTTGTTTTTTATCCGTGCCATTCTGACCTCCACCTCCTATGTACCCGCCTTTAGTGGCGGGTGTTTTCCTTTATAAATGGCTTAAATTGTTCGTAGACTTTTTTTTCAAGCGGAGATTCCAAAAAGTTGTTCTTCTGGTACAGTTTTTTCATTCTTTCCGCTCTGTAGCCTGCCGCTCGTACTGACATATTGCACAGTCCTGCTATCTCGTCTGCAGTGTGCAGATCCAGCGCCCAAAGGACACACGCAGGAGCAAGAAGACGAGCGGCAAATGCGTCTGCTTCGCTCTCTTTGCCCGGTTTTATATCGTAACGCCTGCGGTTTAACTGTGAAACATCAGTGCCGAGATGCCCCAGCAGATAATGCCCGAGCTCATGAGCTATCGTGTATCTTCTGCGCTGTATAGGGTGTCTGTCGTTGACGATTATGCGTATCGTATTGCTGACGCACACAATCCTTCCGCTTTCGTCCTCACGGAGAAGCTTTACGTCGCTGTCGTTGACTATACCTATGCCGTAGTGCGTGCATATTTCACCGAGCGGTGTAGGAGAGTACGAACATTGCATTCTATAAGGCACTTCCAGCAGGTGTTCCTGACAATGTTGTATCGTTTAATTTCCATAGATTTATCACCTCATGTCTATTATGCGACACGAGGTGATTTTTAATCAATGGGATTAGTAATCGTTGTTTTTGGTTTCTGCATTTAACAACTGAGTTACTTTTTCGTTTGGCAATTCAACTGTTCCCGGGGCATCTCCGTCACGAGCCGCTGTATATGCTGTTGTAGTGTCTAACTTCTGACGTTTCTTTGCCGCTTCTGCAAGCTCTTTGATAGCATCGAGAATTATCGCTCTTACATCGTCGGGAAAGCTTGCAAATCGTTCCATAACGCTTTTCTGATCTTCGGGCAATTGTAACATATCAAAAGGGTCAGTTGCAGGCTCACGGCCGAGCAAGTAATCTGTAGTTACATGGTAAAAGTCGGCGATTTTGCATAGTGTTTCATACGAAGGACTGATAGCATCTCGCTCGTATTTTTGATAAGAACTAAGACTTATACCGAGTATTTCCGCTAAATCGTCTTGCGTCAAGCCTCTTGATTTTCGCAACTGCTGTAACTGCTCTTTCACTGTATCACCTCCTTTGGTTATATTATAGCAAAAATAATGCTACTCGTCAACACAAAATTTATTGGCCGAGTGACAAAATAGCAGTAATTGTGCAATTAGCACAAAAGCAAGCGGTAAACTTTGGCTATAAAACAGTAAATTTAATGCTATGAAATTGTTGACTTGTAGTAAAAATGGTGCTATAATAAAAATCACAGAAAGCGAGGTGAGCAAAATGAAGCCGCTGACGATAAACGTTGACACAAGCGCTCTTGACGAGGCAGAAGAAAAAGTGAGCCGCTTACTCTCTTTACTTAAAGAAGCAAAGGAGATCATCGGCTCGCTTAAGGTTGAAGATTAAATCATAAGCTGTCGCTCACAGTACAGTTCGCAACCTTTGTCAAGCATTTCTTGAAAAGTAGAAAACTTTGTGTGGCTTGCAACTTTTGCATTGATTTCATCATCAGGTATTGCTTCAAACTCTTCCTGAGAGAAATCCGCATAGCCAAAATTGTCAAGCATTTCGTCAAGCGTTGCGAAATCAGTATACTGTGACATAAACTCGGAAGTAAACATTTCAGAAAATTTGATTGATGTTTTTTCCGAAAGCTTATCAAGACGTTCTTCAAATTTGGCGATTTCCTTTTGAAACTCGTCGATACCAGTTATCTCAAACATATAATCACCTCCTTTCGAGGTGATTATACCACAGCAAGGAAATAATGTAAAGGAGGTATAAATATGACGAAAAATGATGATGTAAAAATCGCAACCGAGCTCTATGAGAAGCTCCCAGAGCACGAGAAAAAACTTGCCGCCGCACTGATAAATGCGACAGCGGCGCAACTGCTTGCTATATCAATGGCATACGGCGATAAGGTAAAGGACAAGACAGCGTAAGACGCAAGGAAAAAGAGGTACACAATGGCAAGCATTAAGACGCAAGTACGCAACTGGGACTTCTTGCCCGTGATGCTGTCGCAGGAGTACCTTGCAGGGCTTATGGGTATCACGATACCCGAAGTCACAAGGTACTGCAGACTGGGCAAGATACCCGGTGCAAAGAAGGTAGGAAAGTACTGGTTCGTTGAGAAATCGGTACTGAGAAATTATATGGAGGGACAAGCGTAATGAAGAAACAAGTTATCCTGTACATACTCGCAAGAGCAGTACAGGCAATTGTAACGGCTCTTGCGTGCAACATAACAGCTCTGCTGTTTATGGATGTGGCTTTCCAAGAGCGTGGATACCTCGCTGTAGGCGGCGAGATGTTACCCGTTGCAATAGTCGCTGTTGCGGTCTGGTACGGGCTGGGGTGGCTAATGAAGGCATGGTATAGGGATATGATCGGGGGTGGACGCAATGACAGACCTTGAAAGGCTCGCCAAAGAAGCCACCGATCACGGCATGAGCTACGGCGAGTATGTTGCCTGGAAGGCAAGAGCCACAATTGAGCAACAGCAAAACTACCGCAGAGCACGGCAGGTGGCGGAGCTGAACAGAAAGAGAGGACAAAGAAAATGAGTGAAATAGGAGTTGTTAAAGGGTTCAAGGTGCTCAATCCTGATTGGACGTGTAAAAACAAGCAGTACGGTTGTCCCGGAAGGTTTGAAGAAGATGTTACACCGTCTGTTTGTAATGAAGGGATGCACTTCTGTAAAAAGGCGGCTGATTGCTTCAATTATTACCGCTTCGATCCTGAAAATAAGGTTGCGGAAGTGGTTGCTTATGGCACGGTTGCGGAAGATGGGGATAAATGTTGCACTGACAAGCTGGAAATCGTGCGTGAAATCCCGTGGGCTGAAGTGCTTGAAATCGTGAACATGGGAAAGGGCTGCACCGGACTTTGTAACAGCGGCGATTGTAACAGCGGCGATTGGAACAGC